CTCAGAGCGATTTGGCAGTCGCATTGGTACAACAACAAGCGACGCTTGCCGAAGCCCTTGAGCAGGCTGCTGTGGCTTTACACGACTCGGTGTCTGGAATCAAGTCTCAGTTACAAGAAGATATTGACGATATGGACGGAATGTTTGGCGGTCTTGGTGCGACTCTTGATCAGTTCCTAGCCAAGCTTGAAGAAGTAAAAGGCTTTGCTATTGGAAAAGAGATTGATGCTGCAACGATGCCCGGTGGCTCATTCGGCACGGGCGTCACACAGGGTGCTTCCTCCGACATAAGAAACGGAATTGGGATTCTCATTGACTCAGCGAGCGACGTGGCAGGAGTGCTTAGTTATCTTGACGACAGGATTGCAGGAGCAAATGCCTATGCAAACCTAGCTTCAATTAGTGCTGCTCAACGAGCTTCCGCTCAAACTACCTTGGCAGAAATCAGGTCTAGCAGAAACTCTTTGACAGCAGGCGGAAGCCCTGAAGCCGCAGTCGGTACTGTGATAAACATCAACGTCAAGACGGACACCTCGCAGTCTCTAGCGATGGTTGGAAAGTCCTTGGGTAACACTGTCGCTAAGTACGTCACGGGCGGCGGACAAGTCATTGTGAGTCCGCTCTAATGGCAGTCCCAACACCTCTAGTCGAAATCGGGTTTGACGTAACATCGCCAACGGCCCCATTCTTTACCCTTGATGATGTCACTAAGGGGGTGCTGGACAACACTAGCTATCCGCTCTCGGGCGCTATCTTTTACGACGTCACAGCCAAGGTCAAAAGCATTTCGATTCAGCGAGGAAAGAATCGACAGCTTGACCAGTATGACCAAGGCCTCGCCAATGTCGTGCTCAATAACAACGACCGAACCTTTGACCCCGAGTACGCAGCTTCACCCTACTTCGGGCAGATTATTCCCAAGCGCCAAATCCGCATTAGCTCCGGTGGCGTGATTCAGTTCTTCGGACTGATAGACGACTGGAACCTTTTCTATAATCCAGACGGAGATAGCACGGTAGCAGCAGCCTGCTCCGACGCAACCTCATCCCTTGCAACTCAGTTCATAGCAACACGGACTAACGACGTTCAGTTATCAGGCGACAGAATAAATACCATCTTGTCGCTACCAGAACTTGCTTGGCCCGTAGCTCAAAGAGACATCGAAGTGGGGGCAATGGAGCTAGGGGCAGACATAATTCCAGACAACACTAATGCCCTCGCATACTTAAGGACAATTGAAAAGTCTGAACCTGGTTCGTTCTTTATCTCCAAAGGCGGTTCGGTTGTCTTCCGTGATCGCAGAGCGTCTTCAAATGCGCAAGCAGTTACCTTGGCGGACGACGGCACGGGCATACCCTACACGAACATTGTGGTTGAATACGGCTCTGAGAACCTAGCTAACGAGGTTGCTTTAACCTCAGCCATAACTAGCACTCAAGCGGTGGCTCGCTCCTTGGACTCCATAGACACCTACGGGATTTTTAGTTTGAATCAAACAGGGCTACTAATAAATAATGACTCAGACCTAGTTGAGCTTTCAAAGCTTTACGCCAACAAATACAAAGACCCGGAGTACCGCTTCAACTCCATAGATGTTTTGGTAGACCAAAGAACTCTGCCTCAGCAAGAATTGCTTTTAGCCTTGGAGCTGTCGGATGTTGTAGAAATCAAACTCACTCCCAACGGCATTGCTCCTGCCATTTCAAAGTTCGCAGAGATTATCCGCATCGATCACTCGGTGTCGACTTTAGAACACATTCTTAGCCTTGGCTTTAGCACGATTGAAAAAAGCCCTTGGACTCTATCCGACTTGGTGTTTGGTAGACTATCAGCGAACAACATTTTAGGTTTTTAGGAGTAACTTGACTGGACAAAAAGTGTGGGTCGCCGGAGAGGTGCTGGCAGCAGCCGACGTCAATTCCTATTTGATGAACCAGACTATTATGCGATTTGCCGACGCTTCGGCTCGAACTAGTGGTATTGCTGCCGTTGCGGAGGGGATGTTTTCTTACCTCGACGACACAAACTTGCTTACGGTTTACAACGGTTCCGCTTGGGTAGGAGTAGACACTCAAGCAAGCCAACTCGCAAGCTTTGTAGTAGACACAACCACAGCACGCACGCTAACCACCGCCGCCGATTCGGGCAAGACAATCCGGTTCACAAACGCTGGCGCAACAACGGTCACAGTAGACGCAAGCACCGACTTCGCAGTAGGCGCAAGGGTGGACATTATTCAAGACGGCGCTGGCGTTGTAACCATAACCGCAAGCACCGCAACAATCGCAGGCGATGCGGTATCCACAACTTCTGGCAGCTTCACAATTGGCAATCAGTATTCAGCGGCTACACTTCTTTGTGTGGCGACAGACGAGTACCGACTAATCGGAAACATTACGGCGGTTTAGTATGAGCTGGAAACTATGGGCAGTAGGCGAAGTAGTCGAGGCAGACGACTTCCAAAGCTTGGTTCAAAATCAAGTCGTGCAAGTTTACGCAGACGCAGCCGCTAGAACGACAGCGCTAGGTGACAATGTTGCCGAGGGGATGCTTGCTTTTCTTTCAGACACGGATTCGCTTCAGTACTATTCAGGCAGCGCTTGGGCGGCCGTATCTAACCCCGGCGATATTACTTCGGTAGTAGCAGGGACAGCCCTTAGTGGCGGAGGCACAAGCGGCGACGTGACTCTAAATGTAGATCTAAGCGCAGTGACAATCCCTGCCTCACAGATTAGCGACCTAACAGCCACAGCAGCAGAGCTAAACATTCTAGACGGAGTAACCTCAGACGCAGCCGAGCTAAACATCCTCGACGGCGTGACCGCAACTACAGCCGAACTAAACATCTTGGACGGCGTGACGGCGACAAGCGCAGAGCTGAACATCCTTGACGGCGTGACAGCAACAACAGCAGAGCTGAACATTCTTGACGGTGTGACAGCAGACACAACCGAGCTGAATTATGTAGACGGCGTAACCTCTGGGATTCAGTCGCAGCTTGACGACAAAGCTTTGCTAACTCCGGCGGTAAACGCCAAGACCGCTGCCTACACTCTCGCAGTTGGCGACAGAGGCGAAACGATAACAGCCGACGGAACGTTCACTCTCACAGCGCCAAGCGCAACATTCAGCGCAGGCGACAGGGTGGACTTTGTGAACATTGGAACAGGAGTGATTACTTTTGCAGGCTCAGGCGTGACAGTCAACTCAAAAGAAGCAGCGCTTACAATAGACACTCAGTATTCGGCAGCTTCAATCTTATTTCTTAGTTCTTCTACTGCTGTCTTGATAGGTGACCTAGCGTGATACCTCTAGGAATACTTGCGGCGGCACGCGCGGCTGGCATTGTTGCCACAGGCGGCACAATCACAACTGTTGGCGGTTTTAAGATCCACACCTTTAACAGCTCAGGGACTTTTACAGTCACTAGCGGTTCTGGAAATGTTGAGTATTTAGTTATTGCGGGCGGCGGCGGCGGTCAAGGAAGTACAGGTTGGGGAGCTGGCGCAGGTGGTTATAGATCTAGCGTAGTAGGTCAATCGTCTGGCGGTGGTGCTAGTGCTGAATCCGTTTTGGCAGTTACCGCTCAAGGATATACAGTCACAATTGGGGCTGGTGGCGCTGGGACAGTAAATGATAGTTCAGCAGGAAACGTAGGTTCTAATACTTTCCTATCAGGCATAACTTCTACGGGAGGTGGAACTGGTGCTTGGTTTGATAGCTACCCTAATTTTACTCTAGGTTTTGCCGGTGGGTCAGGCGGCGGCGGCAACTGGGGAGAAGTGTCAACTGGTTTTAGACCACCTTCAGCAGGCACTGCAAATCAAGGTTTTAGCGGTGGCACTTCCAATGTTCGATTTAATTCGGCTGGTGGAGGTGGGGCAGGATCTGTTGGCGGAAATGCCGACAGTGGAAGTAGTGGCTCTGGAGGTAGTGGCGTATCTTCCTCCATAACTGGGACGGCAGTTACAAGAGCCGGTGGTGGCGGTGGTGGTGCTGATACCGCTAGAGGAGGTGCCGCTGGCGCTGCGGGATCAGGCGGCGGCGGGGCAGGTGGTTCTAACTCTGCAGGTTCTAACGGTTCTACAAATTCTGGCGGTGGGGCAGGTGGGGGAGCTAATAGACCGATTCCAGGCCAGAATGGCGGCAATGGCGGCTCAGGAGTTGTAATCATCAGGTATGCAGCATAATGAAAGGGCAGGACTAAATGGCACACTTTGCAGAACTAGACGAGAACAACATCGTCACTAGAGTTTTGGTCACAGATAACGATGCACCTAACGAGGGCTACGACTGGCTGATTGAGAACCTCGGTGGCACTTGGATTCAAACTAGCTATAACGCAACCATTCGGTTCAACTATGCGGGTGTCGGATTCAGTTACGACCCAGAGCTAGACGCTTTCATAGCGCCTCAGCCTTACCCTTCTTGGGAGCTAGACGAGACTTGCCAATGGCAAGCCCCTACGCCTTACCCACAAGATGATAAAATGTACACATGGGACGAAGAAACCCTGACATGGAAAGAAGCAACTAATGCCTAATCCAACAAAGCTGGTTATCAACTGCGCTACTGGAACCCGTGAGGAAATCCCGTTGACTCAGGTTGAGATAGACGAGCGTGAAGCTATGGCAATTCAGTCTGAAGCAGATCGTGTGGCAGACGAAGAAGCGGCTGAGGCAAAAGCAGAAGCCAAGGCTTCAGGCGTTGCAAAGCTAACTGAGCTTGGATTGACTGCTGAAGAAATCTCCGCAATCACGGGCGTATAACAATGGCTGAAGAAACACACTCATCCGTAAGGATCACAAACGCTCAGGTGTACGAGAAACTAATTGAAGTTTCTAACGTGCAGATTGAGATGGTTGTTGAGTTGCGTGGACTTAAGTACTTGCCAAGCAAGGTTGCCGACATCGAGAACCGACTGTCAAAGGTTGAGCTTATTGCCCGACTTGTGTACGGAGTCTACGGCGCAACACTTGGAGCGGTAGCAGTCGGGTTAGTGAGCGTACTTCGTGGCTAAGAGGCTTTCAGATTGGCGTTTGGTTTATGACGCTAAATACATAACCGCTCACTATGGCGAGATGAGTAACTTTCGCAAAGCCAATGGTATGCAACCCCACTCCGGGACTGACTGGGCTAGGCCCCGCGGAACTCAAATCCCCGCGATCGCTAAGGGTACGATTCGGTTGATTCAGTTCTCAGAGGTTCTTGGTTGGGTTGTCGTCCAGACAGCTATGGATAAAGACGGCGTGATTTGGTATCTCGGTTACTGCCACATGGATTATAAGCCAGGGTATTCAGTCGGGCAGAAGCTACGCAAAGGTCAGACAGTCGGACTGCTTGGCAACACAGGGCAATCGTCAGGCCCTCACGTCCACGTCACAGCCTCGAGAACGCTCAAAGGCGTGTTCGGTGTCACCTCAGACAAGGTTGACGTTTACAAGCTAATACTGGCAAACCTTAAGCGACCGGCAAGAGAGGTTTGCGAATGTTGCAAAAGACCCTTGTGAAAATGTTCGACGGTGTGTTCTTCCTCAAGGATGAGCCGGAGTCGGCAACCGGAGCAAGCTGGAAGTTTCGTCGCAAGCTAATCTTCGGATCATACCGACTCGGCTTTGCAATGATTATCTTTGGCTCACTGACGTTCCTGGTAGACCAATGGGGAGTCGGAGTGACTTTGATAAC